AGGATTATCTTGACTCAGAGATAAGATTGGGTTCCATTGACTTCACAGGTAATCCACATGTCAAGCATGTAAACCAGATTCTACGGAATTGGCTACATGACTTTAATGTGGTTACACTACCTGTGCGTCATGGACCAGGCAGCGTTGCTGAGGGACGACTAACTAAAGCTGAAAAGTATCTATCGTTGCGGGATGATACCCGTATACGATATCTACTTTCACGGATACCAGACGGCAATGCCGAACTGTACTATCCCTTCGGACTTTCCACCGATAAGGTGTCGAGCCGAACAGCTAAGGTCGTGTTTGTACCGAAGAGCGCCTCTAAATTACGCACGATCTGTATGGAACCTGTAACTTTGCAATATTTCCAACAGGGAATAATGCGGTTACTAGTCCAATATTTCAGGACTGTTCCTGAAATATACAGACATGTGTCTTTAGAAGACCAGAGACCAAATCAGAGATGCGCAAGACTAGGCAGCATGTTCCAAACCTCGAAAGAGGGTGAAGACTATGCCACCATAGATCTTAAAGCAGCCTCCGATTCAGTTTCCTGGAGCCTGGTCAAGCTACTGTTTTCAGGTACACCACTGCTGAAGTGGTTGTTAGCCACGAGATCAACGCATACTTTGCTCCCTGATAAAAGTATTATCAAGAATGTGAAATATGCCCCGATGGGATCAGCATTATGCTTTCCTATCGAGTGTTTGATCTTTGCAGCGTGTACTGAATACAGTGTCCGCTTGCACTACCGCTCTGACAGGAGCTTAACAAAAGTTCCCTACAGAGTGTATGGTGATGACATTGTAGTGTCAAGTAAGGTTTATCCCTTACTTGCCGAAGTTCTGGAGTCTTTCGGATTCATTGTGAACCGAGAAAAGACTTACAGTTTCGGTCCTTTCCGTGAATCTTGCGGAAAAGAATACTACGAGGGGTATGATGTAACACCTCTCTACTATAGGTTAAATCCTATAGGAAATGCATACACCAGCTCCGAGTACCTCGCGCTTTGTAGTGCTGCAAATAATGCAGCGTTGCACGGCTTAAGTTATCTCCGTGCAAAGTATATAGATACTTTGCTAACTAAGACTTGTGATTCAAAATACAAGCGTATTAAGAAACTCAAGCCTCTGTTCGGGGAGAGCTTTGACCGGCCTCCGTTTATTTGGTCGCCCAATCCAACCAATTTCCTGTCAAGGAAAAGGTGGAATAAGGACTATCAAATAATGGAGTACGAAGCACTGACCGTCGCATCGGCGGATATCGGAGAAACTCCCGAAATAGTATCAGATACGATTAACTATTTCGAGTTTCTAGTTGAACGGAATTTTAAACCATTAACGGTTCAAGATTCAGACAACGATTCTCCGAGTTACTCGGTGGTACCTCGTTATCCCGTCCCTAGCCGATCGTGGATCGACTGGAGATTTTGCAAGGTTACTGTGTAGTAACCTTGGGGGGAGGTTGGTCTTCGGGGCAGGCCGTAAGGCCTGTCAGCTCGTTTTTCGGGCGTTTCCTTTCCTTTTTGGAACGGACTCACCTAACAAAACCCGCTGGGGCAGCTTCACAGCCGC